CAAAATACTTGTTTTATATATACGCAAATGCGTATCTTTACATCATAATAATAAACGATACAGCGATGACAACAAGTGAAAAAATCCAGGAAGTAAAAAGAATGTTGGTTACTTATGTAAATGCTGACAGATGGAATAACAACTCACAGATGGAATTAAAAGATCAGCTTTTATCAGTCGTTGAAGATGTCAGATTAGCAAATCTTGGTTTTGCAAGTGAAATAGCTGCTACGGTTGGAAAATATGAAAGATGTTCAGAGAAGCAGGCTTATTGGATTGCAAAAACAGCCGTTGAAAATAACTTAACTTCAAGAATAGATTATCAATTTGAAAACTAATCAATTATGAAAGCAATTATCACAGCAACCGCACCGACTGCCTATCAGGCAAAAAGTTTATCAGCATTTGGAATGAATGTAAAAAACCACTTAAATGGGTCATTAACATCTGAAATGGAGTTTGACGATGAAACTTCTGCGAAAGCATATTTAAAATCAAGAGCTCAATTATGGTCACAATCACATGACACAACTGATGATGAGTTAAAAGAAATGCTTGAGCAGGTAGAAAAATACAGCTCTCTCACCCTTGATGCAGTTACCGCTTCGATAGATGTCATTGACGAAATAACTGATTTAATTAATTGGTCAGCTTTGTCACGTTATATAACAGGTGGTGATCGCAACTCAATTAGACCAGCTTATATTCCTAAAAAACATTATGAGGCACTTGATAAGTTATTTAACGAAGAGCTGCCTGCATGGTGGAGCGGCCAAAAATCTTAATGGCCGGTAGGCCAGATGCGCGAGGGCGAAAAACAAAATTTACAGCCGCGTCACGGCTGATAATGTTACCTAACGTGCCGTAGCTATGCGCAGTTGTGTGTCGGCTTCAAGCGTTGGAAAAATTGCGTATAGCTGCTGTTATGCACTGATGCGGATTATTAACTACAAAACTTTAATAGAATGAAAATACTAATAGCTTGTGAATACAGCGGAACAGTTCGAGAGGTATTTTCCAAATTAGGACACGATGCATGGAGCTGCGATATTTTAGAAACGGAAATACCTGGCAACCACTACCAATGTGATGTAAGGGATATTATTTGCGAGGGTTGGGATTTAATGATAGCACATCCGCCTTGTACGCATTTGGCTGTATCTGGAGCAAGATGGTTTAAGGATAAGAAAGTTGAGCAGGCGGAAGCGTTGGAGTTTGTTCGGTTGCTCTTAAATGCACCTATTGAAAGAATTGCACTTGAAAACCCGATAAGTATCATAAGCAGCCAAATACGAAAACCTGACCAAATAATACAACCCTGGCAATTTGGACACGGTGAAACAAAGGCAACCTGTTTGTGGCTGAAAAACTTACCTAAACTACAACCGACAAACATTGTAGAGGGAAGAGAGCAAAGAATTTGGAAAATGCCACCTGGCGAAAATCGTTGGAAGGAAAGAAGCCGAACATTTGAAGGAATTGCACAAGCTATGGCGAATCAATGGGGAAATATTCCTATGAAAACGGATGCGAGCATTTGTGCATAAATGGACTATAAGACCGGCAAGGTTACCGAATATAAAAGAGCGAAGGAGATTGCGGACTTCCAGACGGAGACAGATGAGATGGGTAATAAGTACATTGTAATAGTGTGCACAACGGCCCACATGGACCATGATCCGACAAACTGTGATGATAAGAATTTGATGTTCCTATGCCAGAAATGCCACAACAGACATGATGTACCTCACAGAAAAGAGACAAGACGGGCCGTTAAACTGAAGAATCAAACTGTTATTAACTTCGATAATTGTTGATAAGTGTAATGGCTGTTTTCTCAAGCAGCCATTTTTATTGATGTTGGGTGTGTTGATAACCTGACAGCATTCGTGTAAACTGAATATCATACAAAAGGGAGAAGCTCTTCGGAAATTTGTAGAAGCTTATTAAGGCATTAAAGTCTTTTACGGATCTATGAAGAGGTAATGACTCCTGATTCAAAAATGTCGTTCCGGGACCGGTTCCGCAGCGCCTTCCACATTATGCGCCGCGGAACTTATATTATGCCAGTTTCGGAACATAAAGATCTCTTTCCACAGTTCGGGGTTTCAGCTTCAGGCGTTTCGGTGAGCGCCAGCAGCGCCCAGAAGTTCTCTGCCGTATTCGGATGCGTGAGGACTTATGAATGGGTGATGGCATCACTGCCTTTGCGAATAACCGCAAAACAAAAGGGCCAACTCGTTCAGATCGATGAAGGCGCCATCTATGACCTTCTCAGTTACCCGAACAGATACCTCAATGCCTTTTCATTTATCGGGCTTATGAACGCCCGCCTGCAGCTGTACGGCAATGCGCTGGCAGTAATCATTTTTAATGACAAGGGAGTACCGGTGGAGCTGATCCCCATTGACTGGGGATCAGTACGCCTGGTACTTGTAAAGGGTGAGCCTGTTTATATTATCGACGACCGCGAGACTGGGATAAAGGGAACATACCTGAGCTGGCAGGTTATCCATTTTAAAATCAATTCGCGCAACGGATGGCAGGGACTGAGCCCGATAAGCGTAGCCCGGGAAAGTATCGGCCTTGGTATGGCCGCCGACAGTTTCGGATCGGACTTCTTTAACAAAGGAGGAAATCTGAAGGGTGTGCTCGAGACTGAGGGGTACATGAAAGACGATGAGTTTAAGGCATGGAAGAAGAGATGGGATGCGTATTATGCCGGGTCGAGGGGAGACCACACCACTCCTATCCTCGAGTTCGGGATGAAATACAAACCTCTCGGGGTTCCGCCTAACGATGCCCAGTTCATTGAAACAAGGGTGCACCAGGTGCAGGATATAGCAAGATTCTTCGGAGTACCGCCTTCGCTAATCGGAGAGAACAGCAGGAACACCTTCACAAATGGTGAGCAACAGGATATCCAGTTTGTAAAGTATTCACTTTCGCCTCTCTGCAAGAGCGAGGAGGCAGAGCTTGAGTTCAAACTGACAGACCGGCTTAATAAGGATAAGCTGGATATAAAATATAACCTGGACTGGCTGCTGCGGGGCGACATGCTATCGAGGGCAAGGTATGAGCAGACGCTTGTATCGAGCGGGATACTGACGAGGAACGAAGCCAGGGAGATTGAAGGGAAACCTCCACTGCCAGGACTTGATGAGCCTCTTAACCCGGCTTTTCTGACAGGGAAATCGAAGAATGAAAACGACAAGCAATGAAAAGATTAACATTCGGACAGGTAAGAGAGATACCGAAAGACGCTGAGGAGACGAGGGTTATCCCGTTTGTGCTGAGCACAGCGGCGAGGGACCGACATCACAGCATACTGAACCAGGACGGCTGGGTTCTGGATTCGTACAGGGGTAATCCGATTGTGGGATACAACCATAACCTGTACGGAGATATGTGCAATCCTCCGGATCCGGATGACGTGATCGCAAAATCGCCACAAATAGATGTGGAGGAGCTTGCCAGCGTGAAGGCACTGGTAGGTTACCCGGTGTTTGAGACTGCAGACCTGAACCTGAAGGCGGACAAGATATTCAGGAAGCTGTTGCTGGGAACATTAAATGCATCGAGCGTTGGATTCCTGGAAGTGGGAGCCGGCCAATGGGGCGTGAACGAGGAAGCTGCCGGACATGACAATGAGACTTATTACTTCCAGGGACAGGAACTGCTGGAGTTCAGTATTGTAAATATTCCATCAAATCCCCAGGCCCTTGTTAAGAGTATGAGAACACAGACCGCTACTGCAATAACTTTCGCATACCATGCACTGGGCGGAAAATTCAGGCTCTCACAGATTGAGAACATGAGGGTGAGGGACGTACTGGACCTGCTCGATGGAAAAGATATCGAGATAAAGGAGACAGACCCGGACAAGGTGAGGAAGATGCTGGAAGAGGAAGCTGCTAAAAAAGCAGAGGCATCGATAATTGAGGCACAAATGAAAAGATTCAGAAAATAAACAAGCCTTCAAAGGCTATCATTAATAATTAATTTAAAAACAGATGAACAGTAAAGAGTTGAGACTCAAACTGGAAGCCCTTAAAAAGGAGCTTGAAAGCATAGCTAATAAGAAGGCTTCCGAACTCACTGACGAAGATCGCGTTAAGTGGGTTGAAAAGTTGACTGAATACGAGAAGCTGTCACTAGACCTGAGAGTGGAGCTTGAGCGTGAATCGTTCCTGAGGCAGTCGGCGCTTAGTGGCGGCGGCATAAGCCTGAAGGAACAGGCAGACCTCCAGAGGTATTCCTTCAGGAAGGTTATCCTTGCCTCGCTTGCAATGAGACACGGGATCGGCGAACAGAAACTTGACGGGGTTGAACTCGAGATGCACCAGGAAGCTGTGAGGGAAGCAGCTTCAGAGGGAAGAATTGTTTCGGGGATCGGTGTGCCGTACATGCTTCTGTCGAAGAGACCGATGAAGAGAGCAAGCACGGGCCAGAATGTTACAACAGCTGCTGATGGCGGATATCTTGTTCAGGAAGAACCTCTCCTGTATTACCAGGCATTAAGGAACAAACTTTTGCTTCCGGGCATGGGTGCCAGGTTCCTCACCGGCCTTGTAGGCGACCTGCCCCTGATTGAAGGAGGATCGTTCACCGCCAGCTGGCTTGCAGAAGACGGCGAGGATACAGCAACCAAGGTTGCCTTTGACGAGCTGGTAATGAAACCTAACAGACTCCAGGCAACGGGCGCCCTTTCGATGCAGCTGCTCAGGCAGACAAGCGTTGATGTGGAGAGAATGATCGAGGAAGATCTTATTGCCGCCCACGCACAGGGACTCCAGACAGCGGCCATCAACGGATCAGGAACGGCTCCGGAGCCGCGCGGCATTCTAAACAAAAGCGGAATCGGCTCTGTTGCCATCGGCACAAACGGAGGATCCATAGCATTCTCGCATTGTGTGAACCTGGAAACGGAGGTAGCCATCGATAACGCCGAGGGTAGCGCCATGGCCTACCTGACAAATGCGAAGGTGCGCGGGGTCCTGAAACAGACTGAAAAAACGAGCGCCAATGCACTCTATATATGGGACCGTAACGAGGTGAACGGCTACCCGGCATTTGTTACAAATGCTGTTCCGTCGAACCTTACCAAGGGGAACCAGAGTGGGGTATGCTCGGCACTTATATTCGGAGACTTCAGTAAGCTTCATATCGGACAGTGGGGCGGTCTTGAACTGATCGTGGATCCTTATTCTCTGAAGAAGAAAGCAGAGGTAGAGGTAACCGTGATATCGTACGGTGATATCGGAATTGTTCAACCTGAAGCATTCTCTGCCTGCAAGGATATAAAGACTGACTAAGATTTTCAGTTCGGTTGGTTTTAGGGTTGGAGGGGCCGGTTCAGGCCGGTCCCTTTTTTAAAATAATCAAAAACAGGAAGAGATGATAAAGGTGAAATGGCTGAAATCGCACCCGGCATTCAGCTACTTTGAGGGCGACACGGGAATGGTGACACCGGGATGGGCACAGAAGCTCCTCGCATCGGGGCATATTTTA